ATCTATGGCCGGCGCACGCGTTGAAATCACCGTTGATGATGCCGAACTCAAGGCCACGCTCGGCCGCGCGATCGAAGCGCTGGGCACGGAGGGCATGGCGCCGTTGCTGGGCGAGCTCGGCGAATACCTGCTCGGCACCACGCGGGATCGCGCAGCCACGGAAACCGGACCGGATGGCGAGGAATGGCCTGCGCTCTCGCCGCGCTACGCCCGCCGCAAGCAGAAGCTGCGCCCCGGCTTGCCAATGCTGGTGTTTGACCGCCACATGCTGGGCGATCGCCTGGCGTGGCAGATCGTGGGCGACACGCTGCTGGTAGGTACGTCCGCGCCCTATGGCGCACGCCAGCAATTCGGCGATGGCGAAGGTGATCGCGGTATCAAAGCGCGGCCCTGGCTGGGCGTGAGCCACGCCGATGGCGATGGCATCAAGGCACGCACGCTGGATTTCCTGAAAGATGTGTTCGAGGGCGGGGAATCGCCATCGCCGTAGAACCGCCTGTGAGCGCCTGTACGCCCTTCGGCGGTGTCATTACGCGGCCTTCCCCCCTGTCGGCGCACACGCGGCGATTTAAACGCCTTTTAAACGGGGTCTGGGGCCGAGGCGATCACGTCATTTGCGCCGGACGGGCAATTTGTCCCCAAATCGGCCAAGTTTCGGGTGGAGCGCCCCGGTCGTCGGCTGTGCACCTGTTCCGTGGCGCGCCAAGGACAACCGGGGCGCAGTTATGGTCGCGGTTATATTTCGCGGTCGCTATCGGCGGCCGCCGCGAAGACATGTAGGAATCGACCTACATGCTTAGCGCTCCTTCCGGATTGTCGGCGTCCAGTTGGTGCTACTCTCTGTGCCGACGCGTCGAGCCCAAGCTCCGCGCCCATCCACCGGCGAAACGTTTCGCTCCCATCGTCAGAGGGTGATCGCGCAATCTGCGCGACATGCCCCGCGTCTCCCGCCTTTCCACTTCCATCGCCGTCGCCGTGTGCGCCGCCGCGCCGTCGGCGTCGATCGCCCTGGCTGCATGCGCATTCGAGCTGCCGAAGGTTGGCGACGGCAACACCTTGAGCGTGCAGCTGACGCCCGCCGGCGACTTCAAGCCCTGGGATGGCCGCGAGTTGAAGGTGTCGGCCTGGCACATCGACCAGGCGCTGGCCACCGCGGTGATCGGCCGCTTCGCCGAACGCGCCAATCCGCGCGTGCTCGATTACGAGCACCAGACCCTGCACAAGGAAAAGAACGGCCAGCCCGCGCCGGCCGCCGGCTGGATCACCGGCCTGGAATGGCGCGATGGCCAGGGCCTGTTCGGCACCGTTGCGCTCACCGCGCGCGCCAAGGCCGCGATCGCCGCTGGCGAGTATCGCTACATCAGTCCCGTTTTCACCTACGACGCCGCCACCGGCGCCGTGCTCGACATCCAGATGGCGGCGCTCACCAACCTGCCTGCCATCGACGGCATGCAGCCGCTGGAGCTGCGCGCCGCCGCCACTTTCGGAATCCACGCAGAGGATGAACCCATGAAGAAGCTGCTCGCCGCCATTTGCGCCGCGTTCGCGCTCAATGCCGAAACGACCACCGAGGACCAGGCCATCGCCGCGCTCACTGCGCACTTCAAGGCCGATCCGCTGGCCGGCGTCCGCAAGGCGCTCGGCGTGGCCGACGATGCGAAGCCCGAGGCGATCGTTGCCGCCTGCACCGCCGTCAAGGCGAAAGCCGACGCGACTGTCGAGGCGGACCCCGCCAAGTTCGTGCCGGTCGCGCAGTTCGAATCGGTGAAGACCGAGCTTGCGGCGCTGACCGCGAAGGTGCGCGGCGACGAAGTCGCGCAGCTGGTCGACGCCGGCCTGAAGGATGGTCGCCTGTTGCCCGCGCAAAAGGAGTGGGCAACCGAACTCGGCAAGAAGGATGTGGCCGCGCTGTCGGCGTATCTCAAGACCGCGCAGCCGATCGCCGCGCTCGCCGGTTCGCAGACCGGTGGCCGCTCGCCGGAGAAAACCGCCGCCAATCCGCACGGCCTCACTGTCGACGAGCTGGCGGTGTGCAGCGCCACCGGCATCAGTGCCGAAGAGTTCGCCAAGGCCAAGGGCGCCTGATCGCTTCAACCGTCATCGCGCGGCCGTAGCCGCCTGAACCCATCCGGGTCAGTCACAGAAGGATTTCACCATGACCGCTCAAACCGCCGATCGCCTGGCCCAGCGCCGTGACGGCAAGCAGTTCAGCGACCCGGTCGCTGCAGCCACCAAGATCTTCGCCGGCTCCATGTACGCCTTGAGCGCCACGGGATTTGCGGTGCCTGCCGGCACCGCGGGTTCCGGCATCGCGCGCGCCGTGTGCCAGACGCAGGCGGACAACAGCGCCGGCGCGGATGGCGACATCAACGCCAACGGCGAGACCGGCGTGTTCCAGTTCGCCAACTCGGCCTCGACCGATCTGATCGCGCGCACCGACATCGGCGCCACCTGCTACATCGCCGACGACAACACCGTGGCCAAGACCGACAACTCCGGCGCCCGCAAGGCGGCCGGCGAGATCGTCGACGTCGACGCCAACGGCGTGTGGGTCCGCGTCGGCTGACCTGATTCCAAACCCAACGGCGCGGTTCGCCTCGCCTGACCTTCCAACCTCCGGAGCAATTCCATGATCATCAACCAAGGCAACCTGAAGACCCTTTACGTGGCCTTCAAAGCTGCTTTCCAGGGCGGTCTCGGTCAGGCCGCACCGCAGTTCGGCACCATCGCCACCACCGTTCCGTCCACCACCGGCTCGGAAGAGTACGGCTGGTTGGGCAAGCTGCCCAGCCTGCGCGAGTGGGTCGGCGATCGCGTGATCAACGGCATCGCCTCGTCCGGCTACACCATCAAGAACAAGCCGTTCGAATTGACCATCGCCGTGCCACGTCCGGCGATCGAGGACGATCAGTACGGCGTGTACACCCCGCTGTTCACCGAAATGGGCCGCAGCGCCGCGGCGCATCCGGATGAAACCGTGTTCGGCGCGTTGGCTGCGAACGGCAACGGCTACGACGGCCAGGCGTTCTTCAGCGGCACGCATCCGGTGCTGAACAAGAACGGCAAGCCGGTCAACCAGAGCAACGACATTGGCGGCGCCGGCACGGCCTGGTACGTGTTGGACAACAGCCGCGCGCTGAAGCCGATGATCTTCCAGCAGCGCAAGTCGGCCAACTTCGTCGCCAAGGATCGCGAGACCGACGACAACGTGTTCGACCGCAACGAGTTCCGCTACGGCATCGACACGCGCGACAACGTCGGCTACGGCTTCTGGCAGATGGCGGTTCGCAGCCAGGAAACGCTGGATGAAACGGGCCTCACCGCCGCGATCACCGCGCTCACCAGCCGCGCCGGCGACTACGGGCGTCCGCTCGGCCTGGTCGGCACGCACCTGGTGGTGCCGCCGACGCTGGAGTTCGCCGCCACCGCGCTGTTGAAGAACGCCTTCAACGCGGCCGGCGCCACCAACACCCTGGCGGGACGTTTGCAGATCCTGGTCTCGCCCTGGTTGAGCTGATCCGTAGGGCCGGCCCGCTAACGACTTTACAGGTCGCGGGCACGGGAACGCCGCCGGCAACAGGCGTGACAGCGTGGAGAGCCACGCACTGAATTCAACGCACGCATGTAGCGAAGAGTGGTGACGGCAGCGGAGCGAAGCTGGCTCCGCTGCCCGATCCCAGAGTCAACCTTCCACCAGGTGAACACCATGTCCGTCCGCGCCAAGTTCAAGCTCACGTCGATCCGTCAGTCCTGCTACGGGGTGCCGCACGCGCGGACGCTTCGCTTCGAAGCCCAGTACGACGGCAGCGTTCCCGAAGACGTGTGCTTCTCGAACACCACGCCGACCGGCCACTTCGAAATGGAATGCAACAACCAGGCTGCGCTTGACCAGTTCGAGCTCGGCAAGAACTACTACTTCGACATCACGCCCGCGAACGACTGATGTACATCACGCCCGCACAACTTGCCGACCGTCCAGGTGCGACCGAAGTCGCGCAGGTCGCGACGCCCGATCGCGATGCGATCGTGGATGCGGGCTTGATGGATGCCACGCTGCGTGGCGCCGATCGCAGCGCGTGGCAGCAGGCGGATATCGACGTCGCGGATCTCGCCCTGGCGAACGTGCAGGCCGCGATCGACGACGCAGACAACGTCATCGACGGTTATCTGGCACCGCGCTACACGCTGCCGCTGACCAAGCTGCCCGGCATCCTGGTTGTGTATGCGCGCGCGATCGCGCGCTACAACCTGCACAAGAGCCGGCAGTCGCTGGAAAACACCGATCCGATCGTGCGCGACTACCGCGACGCGATCAAGTTCCTCATTGCCGTCGCCGGCGGCCAGCTCTCGCTCGGTGCCGACGATCCCGTTCTCGACAACCCGGCCACGAACGAGGTGCGCTTTGAAGGCGATGCCCCGGTGTTCGGCCGTGACCAGACCTTCAACTTTCGGTGACCGCCATGTTCGATTT